GATCGGCTTGTCATCCACAAACTGCGACAACCGATCCACCGCCTTCGCTACGTTCTCGTCCATCGTCATTCCTCGGGCTGGTTGCGCGCGTAGTAGGTGGCACCGAAGTGCTGGCCGGGTGAGTAGGCGTGCCCGAATGCTCGGGCGGGATCGTCAACGCAGCCAAGGTGGATTCCGGCGTGAGGTCCATGTCCGCACACGGCGCACTTCGGCTTGCACGCACAGTTGCCCCTTACATGGGTGCGATTCCCGCACTTGCTTTGGATTGCCTGCTCCATCGTCATTCCTCGGGCTGGGGCGGAGTGGGGGAGAGCGACGTAAGGAAGTCGCGCACCAGCACTTCCTCGGAGAACGAGCCGTACAACCCGGATCGGCCATCAGGTGCTCGCAGACGCATCGCCGGCTTGCCGCCAAGCGGGTTGCGCTCCGGCGTTACACTCCAACCCTCCGGCACCTTCCACCCCTCCGCCTGCGCGTTGCCGATGGCGCTTTCCAACTCGTCAGCGCAGCGTCGGCCGGTATCACCGCAGCACGAATACTGCAGTTCGTCGTGAGCGTTGGCCGACACTCGCCAGTCCTCGATCATGTCGCGCAGAGCCCCCACATCCACCGCCTGCGCAGGCTGGGTGAGGTGGGCGTTCAAGTGGTGGACGAATGCCTGGAACGTTTTACTGTCGAACTTGACCGATCCGTTAGGGCCGTCTGCTTTATTCAATACAACGCCAGCAAGTACCGCCGCGCGCATCACTTCCTCAAGCGTCATCTTCTCGGCCATCTCACTCCCCTTCTGCGGGTTGGGTGGGCTGTTGGGTTAGGCGAGACTGAGCTGGCATGCCCGGATGGAACTGCGCGCAGTGCTGCTTGATCGCGTTAGGCTCGCCCGACAGCTCTTTGCCGCAGTGGGCGCACTCGACGCGACCGAACTTGGACCGCACCCATGCTTTGGTCGGCCATATTGGAGCTGGTGGCTCAACCATGGGACGCGGGCAAAGCTTCGCGTATATCTCATCGAACCGGTCACGGTCGCTTGCGGTGGCCTCGCGCTCCCACGCATCGCCTGCGCAGTAGCTCATCACGCCGTCCGCAAGCTCCACCGCCTCAAGAGCAAGCGCCAGCTTCTCGGCGTCAGACAACATGGCCACGGCGCTCACCCCTCACCCCCATCACCCTCGGGCGCGGCCTGGGCGGCGGCGAGTTCTGCGTCGATTTCCTCGATGGTCGGGTATTCGACATCGCCCCAGTGCAAGTTTCCGATGTCTCGCATGACCATCCGGTTTTCCCACACATGCCGCCACCGTTTGGCGTCAAGGGCGTCATCCGGCACCCCGGCGGGCGAGGCTGCCGGGGTGGGGTGGGTGTAGAGCTTCGTGCCGTGCGGGAGGTCTGCATTCAAGCCAAACTCGCAGTAGACGAGTTGCCCGACGCAGTTCCCCATTCTGTGAACCGTCGCCACCGGCTCACCTTCACCCTGGCCCTGCGCGGCGAGGGCGGATTCAAGGGCGGCGCGAAAGGCGGGTCGATACGACTCTCGGGAAGATTCCAACATGGTCTCCCACGGCCTCCGCATCCCAAGGCCCCGCACTCGCATGAACGCGCTTGCTGCCCGCTCCACCACCTCATCCCCCACCCGCCCGCTGTCGGCGGACTGGCGCAGGGTGGCGGCGTAGGCGCGGATGATCGCTGCGACCTCGTGGCGGTAATCGCCGTAGGGCAAGCCGCATTCCTCGACCAGCGCGGCCTCCAATTCCAACTTTTCCGGCGTGTAAAGGGCCATCTACTTCTCTCCTTGGGCGAGTGCGGCGGCTTACAGGTAGCTGCGGTGGGGGATCGGGGCGAATGGCACATCGTCCGAGTCCATGTCGGCATAGCTCGCATCACGCGACGGCGCACCCTGCCTCTGCCGTGGCGCGCTGGATTCGGGCTTGGATTCCGGCTTCCAGTTGTCTACCGCGCAGTACCACTTGCCGTTCTGCGAAACCTTGATATCGGCGTTGATCCAGTCGCCCGTCTGGCCTTGCAGCCACGCGATCAGCTCCGCGCGCTTGATGGACAGCCTCGCCTTGACGTACTCCGGGGCGCGCTCGTTCGGGGCCTTGACGATCAGGCCGTCGATGAATTGGTTGTCGCTCATGGGTTAGGCAGCCTCTTGCTGGTATTGGTTGATTCGGGCGTGGACGAGCTTTAGGAACTCGTTGCGACGTGCGCGCAGACGCTGAATCTCGTCCTCGCACTCGCTACGGTTGAGCCGGTAAACGATGAGCTGATGCGACTCGGGGAACTCGCCGCAGTAGCTAATGAAATCCACCCATTGCCGCCCGGTGCATTCCAGGTGGCCGACGAGCTGCCAGCGGTAGGATGGATCGAACGAGCCGCGCCGGATGGTGTCGTCATGGGTCGGGGCGATCACGGACTTGATTTCGACAATGCCGTCTTCGCCAACGAGCCCGTCTGGCGAATCGCCGTACTCGCCGCAGTCGAAAAAACCGCCGTTGGTCACGTCAACGAAGCGTTCTTCCTCGTACAGCATCCGTGCGACCGGCTCCTGTTCGTGGCCGCGCTCCATGTCGTCGTTCTTGAAGCTGTAGTCCGCCTTGCGGCCAGTGATCCGTTCCAGCGCAAGTTGCAGCGCGTACCGCTTTGCCGGGTCGCCAAACGCCTGACCCTCTTTCGCCATGATGCAGGCGAAGCGCGAGGCGGTAGCCTTTCCTAGCCGCAAGGCTTCCCATTCCGGCGAGTTCTGCGGCACATCATGAAACCGCATCGGTGGGCTCCTGCTGCTTGCATTCCGCCATGAGCTGGTGCTGGTGTTCCTCGCTCATGCCGACGCGGGCCAGCACGCTGTCAAGGTTCCCGTCGCGCAGGTAGGCGGCTTTCGCGTTCGCCCACGCCTTGGCCTGATTCGGCGTCAGCATCCGGCGTTCCGGCGCTCGCGGGCTGATCCGCAGGCCCTCGACCGACTCCTTGCCGAACTTCACGTTGGAGTCCACGTAGACCGTGATTGCGACGTTCTGCCAGTCCTCAATGAACGGCGTCCCGGTCAGCATCTTCATGGTCTTGCTGTTCGTGGCGTTGAGGATCATCGGCTTCAGCTTCTCGCCGGGCCGTAGCTCCTTCTCCACGAAATGCGCGGTGTTGAACTTGTCCTTGGTCTTTTTGGTGTGGTCCGTTTCCAGCGCCACGTAAGCGACCGTCAGGACAGTCGGCTCAACGATATCGGCGCTGCTCAGGTACGGAGAGTCGAACGCCTTGCGGTAGTGAGTCTTGTCGTTACTCATCAGAACTCCTTGCGAGCTAACCGGCTCGCGCGGTGTGGAATGGGTTGCCGGGTTACACGCCGGCTCGTGATGACGTCTCAGCAGGTAGGGGCATAAGCCCTTGTGGCATCCTGCGAACCGCTTCCGACTACGCTCTCGCATTACCTACGCGGCCTTCCGCGCTTAGAGTCAGGTTGCAGATTCAGGACGGGAAGCAACCCCGCCTCACGCCATTGCCGGTGTTATTTGCCCCACCGCCGCCGTGAAGCCTCGTCATTGCCAGTACGAATCTCGAGGCCAAGGCCGTCTGCGTCGGGGCCGATTTCAAGGCATACGCCTTCGTCGTCGTTCCAGACCTGCAAAACCATGTCGGTGCTAACTTTCATCCTCATCCCCTCAGTGCTGCGGCCTATGCCAGTTGAGTACGTCCTTCGCCTGCTCCACCGTCAGCGGCGGACAGGTCCCAAGCTCAGGCCCGCTCAAAATCGACTGCGCGCGGGAGATGAGTGCGGTTTCCAGCGGGTCGATGGGCGCGGACAGCGGAGTCCACTTGCCGCCGTAGGGCTTGCGGGGGTGCAGGGCGTTCATGCTTGTGCGCTCCGGTATTCGTCCATAGCCCGGTCAAGCTCGGCGGTCGCATAATCGATAGCGCCAGCCACCGTCTTCCCGCCGCCATCCCATGATTCGCGCAGCGTCTTTGCCACTTGCTCCGGCGATCCAAACGGGTAGCAGGTGGCGTTCCAGAGCAGGTCGCGGCAATCCTCTTCGCTAAGGTCGCCAACGACTGAGCGCGCCAGGTCAAGCCATGTCGCTTTCTCGTCCATCACTTCACTCCTTGCTCAGTAAGTCCCCCACCAACCACGCCTTCAGCGCAGGGGTTCGCATCCGCCGTGGTGGTGGGAAAGGTGTCGAGCCACGCCAGTTGGCGTTCGATGTACCGCTCCATGCGGCGCAGCTCTTCGATGTAGGGGTCGGTCAGGAGGTCGGTCATGGCACGCGCTCCGGGTTCTCGCCGTTCCAGAGCTGCGCCTCGGCGTAGTCGTAGGCCATGCCCTTCAGCCCGTTATCGATCCAGCCGCCGACGATCCGGCCCAGCTCGCACTTGTCCGACACATCAAGCGTCGCCAGCTCGTTGCAGCCGTTCGTGTCCAGGTGCCACTGCAAAGCGGCGGGGCGCTTGTTCGGGTTGCGGGCGAAGTGGGCGTAAACCTCGTCGGCGCGGTCCTGAATCGCCCTGGCGCTCGGGCCGTCATCGGGGAGCAAATAGCCGTCGTGATTGGGGATGGTCATGGCGTTCATGCCTGCTCTCCGGTGGCCTTGGCGATGGCGGCGCGGGCGAGCGCCATAACTTCTTGCGCACGGGGGTGCTCGCCGTAGTGGTCCTCCGTGGCCTGCATGTCGCTGACGCACTCGATCAGCGCGGACAGCAGATCGGGAGCACTGGCGATCAGGCGGGCGGTGGCTCGGCCAACATCACCCTTGTGCAGGGTCAGGAAGCAAACGTCACCGACGAGCGTGCCGTCGCTGTCACGCCTCTCGATGGCGTAGAAGTCGGGCAGGTTTTCGCTCTGCTTCGCCAGCCACGGACCCGGAATATGCGTGCTCATGCGTGCTCTCCAAAAAAGAGTCCAACCAGCCACCAAGCCGCGTAACCCGCCGCCGCCCACGTACCAAGCGCAGCGATGCACCGACCAAGGAACACCGGCAGCGACAGCTCCATCACGGCTTCGTCCGTCACGTCGCAACACGCCACTCCCGCCGCCTCGACAGGGCTGATGAGGGCCTGCTTAGGCTGGTTGTCGGCGTACTGCCGCACGCCGTGGCGCTTGGCACGGTCCGATGCCAGCAAGCGCTCAAGCTCAAGCTGCTGGTGGGCGGTCGGGACGGGCTGGTAGGCCGGGGCGGTCATGCCAAGGCTCCTGCGCGGGCAAGGGCCTGGCGGTTCTGGTAGAGCGTCTGCTCTGACTTGAGCTTGCATCCGCCGTGGTTGACTGCTTCGCGAATCCACTCGTCGGACATGCGAAGCGCCTCGATCAGATCGGCAACGGCGGCGCGGGCTTCGCTCAGTTCCGCAATCCATTCAGATGCGGCGCCGGCCTTTGTTTCGTACCGCATGGCGTCTGCCATCACCGCCAGCACATCAACCTTCTCGCTCATCTCCATCCCCTATCGCATGGCTCGGCTACGGGCCGCGCCTTCGGTGAGTGCCTTGCCGTACTGCTCCGCTTGCTCCGGGGTCAGCAGCACATCGCTGGCGTAAACCCCTTCGACCGACTTTCGGATCAGCACCCCGTCTGCGCTGGCCTGCACGTCAATGAGCAGGTCGTCGGAAACGTTGATCGGGGGGCAGGTCCAGGTGGTCACGGCGGAAAGCCTTTCGGTCTTGGCGTGGGGTCTATTCTGTAGGCAAGCCTAAACCCTTGTCAATAGGGATACGCAAAAATAAGTGTAAACCGCAGGGTTCAGTAATTGCGTGGGGGCGTAAAAAAGCCCGCGCAGCGGCGGGCTTGTTGGTTTAGCGGGCGACTGCTACCAGCTCGTCCTGCTTGGCTTCCCTTTCCATGCGGCGCTTCTCAAGCGGGCGCAGCGATAGCTTCTTGACGGGCCAGGGCGTCGAAGTTTCGACTAGGCGCAGCTCAGCCCTTTGGGCTCGTTCGATCAGGGCCGCGCGGACCGCCCCCTTTATCACTAGGTACATCGTCTCGTCGTCCATTCTTCCCCGGCCCCCTGCCCTTGCCAGCCAACTGCGACCCAAGCCAAACCACATCCCCCGTGGTCAGCGTTCCCGACGTGGCCCTTTCATACATGTCCACAAACAGATCGGCACGCTCGTTGATGTTGAGGGTGATCCCTAGCTCATCGAGGGCATCCTGCATGGCCCGTGCCACGATGTGAAAGGTATGTCGATTCAATCTCGCAGTCTGCGAATGGCTAGCCAGTGCCTCCTGCTGGCCCTTGCCGGTGATGATCCATTCAGGGGTGACACGTAGGTAGCGCGCCACGGCGACCAGGTTGTCGCCGCTAATCATGCGGGTCGGCTTCGACGCCCGCCCAAACCAGCCGCTTATAGACGAGTCCTTGATCCCGCAGGCGCGGGCAAGGTCGGTTGGCTTGAAGCCAAGCTCCGTCATGCGGCTCTGAATACGTTCTGCCCAAGGTTCCATGTTCATGGCGGCGAGCCTATGCGTTTCTGGGTTGCGCATGCCTATTGACAACTGAGTAGGAATCCCTAAAATCAAGGGCGATGAAACCCGAAAAAGCCAAAGACCCCATCGCTGAACTGGTGATCGATGAGCTGGGCGGTACGTCCGCCGTGGCTCGCCTTTGCGGCATCAAGCCGCCGAGCGTGACCGGCTGGCGTGAACACGGCATTCCGCGTGCGCGTCGGCAGTTCCTTGAGCTTCTGCGGCCCGATGTATTCGCGGCGTGCACCGATCAAGCAACCCCCACTGCCAATCACAAGACCTCCTGAAGGAAGAACCGTCATGGCCTACGAAGACCCGGCCCACGTTCGTGACAACGTCATCAAGGTGCGCCTCAACGACATTGAGGATGACTTCGTTCGCGCTGCCGCTCGACTGAACCAGCGACAGACCGCCGCCTTCGCCCGTGAGTTGCTGCTACTCGGGCTCGAAGCGCTGAGTAAGGGTAACGACCATGCCCGCGCTGCTTGAAGTCCCTCTCAAGGGCCGCAGGGGGTCCTATGCAACTCGATCTAACCGATGCGGAGTACGCGCTACTCCGCGAGGCCGCTTTGCGCGCCGGGATGACACCCGAGCAGTACGCGGAGCAGGCCATCTCAGCAGCCATCAAGGCCAAGTACGTGCTGCCCAAGTCGGGCGGCTCCGTGACGCCTTTTCAGGCACCCAAGAGGGATAAGCCGTGAGCGTTTTGCCGTTCCGCCAACCCTTGGCCCGCACCTCCCCGCATGTTGAGCCTGCTGCTGTAGCTGTCAACGTGACGGCTCCCGACTGTGAAGCCGTCCGCGACATGTTCAAGCGGGCTCGGATTCGCATCGAGGCTCGCATCCTGGCCCGCGTATGGCGTGCCCGGTGGGTCGCTAACGATCCTGGCGAGCGTGCCGCGTGGGACGCCTTCATGGTCGCTGATCGCAAGGCGCGGGGGCTGCGCTGATGGCTGGCGACTGGCTCAAGATGGAAGTTGACCTTCCCGAGAAGCCGGAGGTTTGGCGAATCGCCTCCATCGTCGGCATCGACGCCGACACGGTGGTTGGCAAGCTTCTGAAGGTATGGCGCTGGTTCGATGCGCACACCGAAGACGGTAACGCTCTCGGCGTTACCTATCCGCTAGTGGATCACGTCGCAGGCGTTACCGGATTCGCGGAAGCGATGGCTCTGTGCGGGTGGCTGGTGCAGAGCGGTAGCGTGATGAGCATTCCGCACTTCGACCGCCATAACGGAAAAACCGCGAAGAATCGCGCACTTACGGCAAAGCGCGTCGCCAAGTGCAAGGAAAAAGGTAACGGTGAAAGTAACGCTCGCAGCGTTACTACTGCGTTACCTAGAGAAGAGAAGAGAAGAGAAGAGAAAGAACAGGAGCCCGCATCCGCTAGCGCGGACTTTTTGGGGGCCTCAAAAGGAGCAAGCGAGGGCCGGATTT